CCGGGGAGGTCGCGCAATACTGCGCGACGACTGCGCGACGTCTGCGCGACGTCACCGGGGAGGTCGCGCAATACTGCGCGACGACTGCGCGACGTCTGCCCGGCGGATGAGGAGCCGCAACCCGGGCGGCTCATCCTGCGCCGGAGCGTGCATCAGGATCGACACCACAAAGTCGGGGCCGTCGTCGACGATCACGGCCGCGTCGACGAGACCGTCGATGGCCGCCTTGATCGAGGGAAGGTCATTGCCGCAGTCGTGTCGGACGCCGCACGGCAACGCCTCCACGGTGATGGCACCCAACGGCGGAATCCCCTGAGCGCGCGCTAGCGCACAGAATGCGGCCCGCCACCGTTTCGTTGTCTCCGCCCGTGCCGACCAGTGCGACGACCGTTCGTCGTTCAGGGATGACGGCGCCTCCCCGGCGAAGTCGAGACGCCAACTATCCGGGCTACGTGCCGGTGCAGCATCCCACCGGGCGACCATCAGCGCCGCAAGTACGGGACGGCCAACCCCGCAGTCAGGAGCGCCTCGTTCAACGACCCGGCACGCGTGTAAACGTGGGCGAGCCACCGGCCGAAACTGTCACCCTTCGACGTCGTCGCCCTCACTTCTTCGATCCCCATCTTCGCGGCGAACCACTGCTCGGCGAACGTCTTCGCGTCCGCCCACCGTTCGGCGCCCCGTTCGGGCGTGTCGATGCTGAGGAGCCGGAACCGGAGAGCAGCCGACAGGTGAAACCCGATATCGATGCGGAGGTCGACCGTGTCGCCGTCGATGACCCGGATGACGTCCGTCACCCGGTAGTCGTACATCACGCCGGGCCGGTGTTCCCCTGCGTGTACGCGACGACGGCCGGGAGGAGCGGCTGCCCAGCATTGTCGACCGGGTCCGCTACCGGCGTCACCCGTGCACGCGCCGCGAACAGGGACCAGACGGCAAGGCCGAACGTGGCTGCCGCACAGGCCAGCGCACCCCACCGTCCTGCCGCGTCGGCGTCGAGCCCGGCCTGCACGAGCAGAACCGACAGTGCGGCGCCGGCACCTGCGGCCGACCCGAACGTGAGTACCGGCTGATCTCTCATCGGAGTGCTCCCTCCTTATGCGACCGACACGAACACGTTGATCGCGTCGGGCACCGGCAGGTTCGCCGGTTTGTCGGCCAGGTCCATGGACGCCGTGATAATCACATGCCCGGCGCGTGCCTGCGCCCGCGGCGTCATGTGTTCCGTCGCCTCCCACCAACCGTCGCCGGAGTCGTAGTACCCGCCAACGGTCCGGTCTGGCGCCGGGCCGTGGAGAGTCACACCGACGACGACAGGGTCGCGCCCAAAGCCCGGGTTCCATGCGCCGACGAACCGCCCGAACCCGCGGTGTGCGAGCGTGACGAGCTGTGTCTGCACGTCGTCCTCCTCGTAGGAGATGCCCGGTGCGGGCAGGGTCGACAGATCGTACGATGCCGGCGCCGCGTTCTGCCGGATGATCGCGGCTGCTACCGCCGCCCGCAGGTCGATCGGCCGGTCGCTCCAGCGTATGTCGATCTTCCGTGCCGTCCACTCCCGATGCATGATCGCACACGCGGCCGGACGGCCAAGATGGCGGAGGATCGCAGCGTTCGTCGCGACGACCGCCGCGACTTGTGCGGGCGGGTACGGGTCGCGGCCATCCCCCAAGTTCTCGACCTCGATGCCGACGTAGTGGCCGTTCCCGGACGTGACACCAACCCCCGCTACAGGCCCGTACGTGGCGCGTGCGTCGCCGAGTGGTGCTTGCCGGTCGCGAGTCCGGTCGAGGACACGTTGCACGCCACGGCCCGCATGGCTCGCCTTCATCGCCGAGCACACGACAACCCGACCGGATTTCGGAATGTACAGCTGGGCCAGGTTCGCGCCGACGATCTGCCCGAGAGAGTTGGACCCGGCCGTGTGATGATTCGTCGCACCGACCGGGTCGAAGTCGCCCGGCGCGGTCCGGTCCCGCCACCCTGCCACCACATCGACATGGACGCCGACGGCAGCAAGGACGGCCGGGTAGTCAATGAACCGTTGGCCCATGCCCACGATCGTAGACCCCCGCTCAGAGGGTGAACAGGCCGGAGGCGTGCAAGGCGATCGTGATGTTCCCGCCGTTCGGGGTGATCGGCAACCCTGACGCCGCCGTATCAATGTAGAGGCCAAGCGTCGACGTTGACTCCGTCCCCGAATCCTTCCAGAAGATGACCGCTTCGGACTGGTCGCCGGTCACGGCAGTTAGGACCTCGTCGGCGAAGTCGACGACACCCGCAGTGATCGTCCCCGTATCCATAGTCCCGGTGGCGACACGCGCCGCCGCGAGAACGTCAGCGATGTCCTGATGTGTCGTGAGACTCACCGTGTAGTCGGCAGAGTCGATGAGGGACACCTTGACCGTGTCCGTGTTCCAGTCGATGATCGTGTGCGTACCGGCACCGAGCATCAGGTTCTTACAGTTGACGTACATGCCGTTAGCCATCAGCCACTCCGTATCCCGATCGTGAGCATGGGCGGTTCGAGAACCTCGTTGAGTACGAGGAACGTTGGCGCAAGGTTGAGAAGCCCGAACGCTTCGCGGAGGCGGCGAAGTACGGTCTCGGAAACGATTGTGTCGCCGTCGCCGTCGAAGGTGAGGCGGTACAGTTTGGGGCCGTTCACGGTCGGGCGGCCCATGTGGGGGACCTCGACCGTCTCGTTTCGTTTCGTGGGATGGTGGAGCCGGACGCCTGGCATTTAGCTACCGTCGCTGCTGGTGGTGGTGGTGACGGAGATCGATCCTCCGGGCACGCGGACATGCCGAACGTGTTCCGGACTCGATACCGACGCGGCAAACAACATCCCCAGCAGAAACGCTACGACGGCGACGAGCGCCGACGTACTCCGCCGTCGCTCGACATGCGGCAGACGTGGCGGGCGATGCACGGCAGGCCCCGGGTCTGACTGGTCGGCTTCAAGCAGCATTCGTAATCCCCGATCCGACGAAAGCGACATGGATGGTTGACGCGACGCCAGTGATAGAGATGGACACGGCTACCGACGCGGCAACGTACAGCCCGTTCGTGATCGTCCACGACTGCACCCACGCGCGCGACACAAGAACGCCGGTAGCAGTGTCGGCCTCGTGGGTGAAGATCGGCAGAGGCAGTTCGACAAATCCCACCGGCGAAAAAGCGATCGCGACAGTGCCGGCCTGCACGCCCGGACTGAGTGACGCGATTGTTGCGCGGACGATGATTGTGTCGCCAAGGTCGCTGTCGCGGATGCGGGGCCGTCGACGTTCCAGTTCCTCGACACGCGAAATCAGGCTGGCGAGCTGCCGTTCCATGTCTGGGTATTGCGCGGTCTGTGGCATCAGATCTCCGCGTTCAACGTCACGGTCAGGAGGCTAGTGAGACAGTCCAGATGCCAACGGACGATCCGGTATACGCCGGCCACGACGACCCAACCGTCGGTGATGGCGACAGTGACAAGGTCGCCGGTCGTCAACGTGTGGGCCAGGTTCGCCGACGGCTTGATATCCGCCTCAATGATCGCCGGGACACCCGCCGCACCCTGCGCGTCGACGACAGATTGTGCGAGCGGCTCCAACGAGTAGATCGCCGTCTTGGGTGGCGCCTGCGAGATGGCCTGGAGGATCAGGCCACCAACATTCGTGGCGTCAGCGACCTCGCCCTCTTCGCGGTCGGGGCCGTCACCGTCGCCCATCACGGTCGCACGAGTAACGACCCCGGCACCGTCGGACGTGAGCCGATACTTCGCCATGTTCCCGCCGTATGTCAGCGTCACCGTCGACGACCTGTCCGTCCCCTTCCGGACGGGGTGCACCGTGTACGACCGTGTCGTCGGAGTGATCGCGACAGACACGTCAGCGACATCGCCACGGTCGACGAACTCGGCGACAGCCCGATCGAACTGCACATGGTCCGCATACTGGTAATGCTTCGCTGCCGTCTTGCCCGTCGGCGGACAATGCGTCCCGAGATGGAGGTCCGACTTCCCCGGCGCCGTGTTCTGCGCGTGCGCTACGAGCATGTCGACGATGCGGGCAATGTCGACCTCATCGGTAGTGGAGCCGGTCAACCCGGCCGTTGACACCGACTCCATCGCGACGACCTGCACGGCATCCCAGTAGATCGTTCCCTTCGGGCAGTAGAGCCGCACGTTGATCGTCCATGTCCGGTTCGGTGGCACCCATATGCCGGTCTCGACCCGGACCCATTGGCTTTTCGGCGTGTCGTTGTCAATCATCACCGACCGGTAATCCTGGACGATGCCGCCCTCGACGCCCTCGACGAACAGGCCACGACCGTCGAAAGGCCGGTCGGCGTACACGGTCAGACCATCCGCGACGAACAACCATGCGGCGACGGTGAGGTACGTCCCAATCACCCCGGCGACCTCAACGAACGACTGGCTGATATGCGCTTCCGCGCCCTGCGTATTGCACACCATCGACGCGGCGCGCGTACCAAGAGCTTTCGTCGCGGTCGTGTACGTGAACGCTACCGGCGCCGACGCCGCCCACGACCCGTCAGACTCAAACGACGCATTCGTCAGCCGGTTGGTGCGCGCACCGTCAATGGCCCGTTTCTGCAGGTACCAGTCAACCCCGGCACATGCACACTCGACAGCACCACCCGACGAGTCGGTACCGGCGGACACGACCGGCCCCCAGAACATGAGGTCCGAGTCCCGGTATATCTGTGCTTCGCGTTGCCCGGCCGCCGTCCCCAAGACGGGAACTTGCGCCGTCGTGTACGCGTTCCGTGGAAACAGGAACGTCGCCTGGTCCGGTTCGTTGATCGTCCGGGTAATGGTCTGCGCCACCGCGAGCGTCAGCGATGTTGTCACGGCACCGTAGATGTCTGTCATCTGCACCGCGTACGGCGGCGGCGACGCACCCGCCGGGGCGGTAGCCCGACCTGCCGACAAGAGATGGATCGTCGGGGCAACACTCAGAAGGTCGAGGGTGACAGTCTGCGCGCCTGCGGTCGTGACCGTCGGCGCATAGAACGTCGGCGTCAAAATCATGTGCTGGAGGGCCACGACCTTGTCGCCCGCGTCGAGCACTCGCGGCTCATGAATCGTCGGGGCAACACTCAAGAGGGTGAGAGTGACAGTCATCCGAACGTGATGGTCGGGCTGAGCGCATGGAACTCGCCGACAACGCTGATGAGACCACGGTTGATCTGGCTGTGCTGGACGTCTTCTTCAAGGCCGCGCGGTCGGCCCTGCACAGAGAACCGGCCCCACCCGGGCACGCGTGCGAACAGCGGAATATCGGCTATGGCGGGAGCCCATGCCGTCTTGAGCGCGGTCAGGGACGTGAACGCGGTGGTGGCCGTTGCACCGCGGATCAGGTACTCGACGAGAATGATTCGCGGCCCCCGGTAGTCAGGTGCCGCGTAGCTGCCGTCCTGCCCGTCGAGGGCAACGTCGCGGGCCTTGACGGGCGGTTCACCCAGCCCGGAGATGTGCCGGATCTTGTACACGGTTGTGGCGCCAGTGAGTGTCGTCCGAAGCTCGAGCTGCCAGTCTGCGACGACGAGGTCCCCGGCAGCCATTAGCCGCGCCGGCCAGTGTTGGCGACACGGATGCCGAGCTTGCGGTTCTGCGCTTCGAGTTGCGTCACGGTCGGCATGTCCGCACCGTGGAAGTGGTTGGTTTGCGCCACGGTTATGCCATCTCCGCCGCCGCCGCCGGAGGCACTGGCGTCGCCAAGGCCGAGACTTGCCATCCGGCCGAGGGGAACGATCGCCTCCGGCCCGGCCTCCCCGACAAGCCGGACCTGAGGCCGACTCACGATGCCGCCGAGTGCGGTCCCAGGAATGCCGAGCCAGGAAAGGTCTGGCGGGTCCGGGAGAAAATCCCATCCGCCGCCGCCGTCGAACGGGTTGAGTGCCGCCGCCGCCGCACTGACCGCATCAGCGACAGCGTCACCGATCGCGCCCGGCAACGAAGCGAAGAACTCGATGATGTCGTCAACGATGCCTTGGATCATGTCGGACACAAACGCGAATGCGCCCTTGATCCCGTTCCAAATGAACGACCCGGCATCCTTGAGCGTGTCAACAATCGCTTGTGGCAACGCCATGAAGAACCATGAGAGTGTGGTGACGGCATTCCCGGTCTGTTCGACGATCCAGTCGAAAGCGGCGCCGAGCGCGCCCCACACGACAGACCCGAAGTTAGCGAGCGCATCGGCAGATCGTTGCGGCGCTGTTTCTACGAGCGCGACCAGCCACTCGAAGGAAGCAATCGCCGCAGACTTCACCAGCTCCCACGCGGCCTCCCACACCCCGCGGAGCACAGACCCGACCATACCGAAGATAGCGATGACACCGTTCACGCCGAGCTGCGCTATGCCCTTGATGTAGGTCCATGTCCCAGCGACGATCTCCTTGATGCCTTCCCATGCGCGGGACCAGTCGCCGCTGATAACACCAAGGACCACGTCGATGATGCCCTGTATGAACAGGATGGCACCCGAGATGATTGCTTTGATCGGCTCCCACGCACGCTGAGCAAACCGGACGAGATCATCGCCGAACAGGGACCACAGGTGCGTGACATTCGTCACGACCGTCTCCACGACCGTCTCCACGTACTTGCCCACCAACCCGACGTACGTCTCGACGACCTGCGAGATGAACTTCCAGGCGTTCTCGGCCGCCTTTGCCGTCGACTCCCAGTTCTTGTCCCACCACTTGACCAGCTCACTGATCTTCGTGCGGACGAACTCGACGAGCGCCGAGATCGCCGGTTGCGCCCGCGCGTACATGTCGGCGAACGCCGCACCCACGACGACAGCGGCGTCTCTCACCGCCGCCCAATACTCCGGGAGTTTCGCGAACTGTTCCCTGACCGTCTCAACGAGCTCACTGATCTTCGTGCGGACGAACTCGACGAGCGCCGAGATCGCCGGTTGCGCCCGCGCGTACATGTCGGCGAACGCCGCACCCACCGCCGCCCAATACGCCGGGAGTTTCGCGAACTGTTCCCTGACCGTCTCAACGAACCGTTGCACGACGGGTGCGGCATCACGTCCGAACTCCATCAATGCTGCCGCAACAGTGTCGACCGCGTTACGGAATGGCTCGAAGTTCTGGTAGGCGTAGTAGAGCCCGTATGCCAGCGCGGCGAGCGCGACGATAACGAGCGTCACGGTTGATGTCGCGATGGTGATCGCGGCGCCGAGCAGGCCGACGATCATTAGTAGCGGTCCGATCGCCGCGACGACCAGGGCGACAATGACGATGACCTTCCGGGTTGACTCGTCGATCTTGCTGAACTCCGTCACCCATCGGCCGACGAACGTCGCTACGGACGTCACGATCGGGAGGAGCACTGCACCGATGTCGATGAGGGCGACCTTGAGGTTCGCGAACGCCTGCTGGAGCTTGAACGCTGGTGTCGTCGCAATGTACGCAAAGGCCGCCGCCGTGTCGCCGGCGCTGTCTTTCACGTCGGCGAAGATCGTGTCGACGAGCGCAACGTCGGCGCCGAGGATGTTCAGAGCGCCGGTGAGGCCACGAATCTCGGGGAACAGCCGGGCCATCTCCTCGACGTTGCCGCCCGTTTCCTCCTGGAGCAGCGTCAGGAACCTCAGGAGGCCGTCATCGGCGATGATGCGTCGCACCTTCTTCATTGACAGGCCCATCTCCTCGAACGCCTTTTCCGCATCCTTCGACGGCGACACAATCGCCGAGAAGATCCCCCTCAATGCTGTCGTTGCTTCCGCCGCGTCGAGACCCGATAACGACATCACCGCGAGGGCGGCGCCAACCTCATGGAACTCGACACCCAACGTGCTTGACAGCGGGATGATGCGGCCGATCACGCCGGATAGTTCGTCGGCTTCAACTTTCCCGAGCCGGACCGTTGCCGTCAGAACATCCGTCGCCGCTGTCGCCGACAGCATCTCAACCCCGTACGCGGTGACCGCCGACGTCACCGCGTCCGCAATCGCCGCGGTCGAGCCAAGCCCGGCCGCTGCCGCCTTCGCCGACGCTTCTAGAATGTCCAGAGCGGCGGCACCAGCGAACCCCGACGACGTCACAAAATAGAGGGCTTCACCCAACTCTTTCGGGGCGCGCGCCGTCTTGCCCGCAAGGTCGAGGACAGAATCGCGCATCCCGTCGACCTCCTCCTTCGAGATGCCGACCAGGGCGACGATGCTGTCGAGCGACTTGTCAAAGTCAAGGGCCATCGAGACGGCCGCCGCACCAACGCCGAGCAGCGGCAACGTCACATTCTTCGAGAGGGTGCCGCCGATAGCGCCAGCCTTCTCCGCCAGCCCCTTCGTCGACGCCGTAGCCGACGCCATCGCCGCCGTGAACTGTGACGTGTTCGCCGTCAGTAACGCTTGCAGCTCGGCGACGACGGTAGGCACCTAGTACCTGCTCCGTTGCATCGACGTGTCATGGCGTCGCTGTTCGGTGTTGGCCTTCTTCTGATCGAACGCGTCCAGCTCGTCGGATGCGACAAGGTCGACGAACTCGATAGCTGAGAGGGGTCGGAACCCGGCGCCCGTCACTCGCACCCGAACGCGTGCACCGAACACCACGGCAGCCGTAGCAAGAGCACCGACGGCCAGCGCCGCGTTCCCCAGCCCTGACGCTCCAAGGAGAACGCATGCAAGGATCGCCCACTGCGCCCGAGACGGGCCGCCACCCTCCAAGTATGCCCGGACGACCATTGGTGACGATCCGTCCTCTAACTCGCCGAGAGTGCGGCCAAGCTGCCGGGCAAGACGGACCCGGTACCGTCGCTCGGGGTCGTCGAGGAGTCGTCTTTTCCCGCGTCCACCGCACCCTTCGTCAGCCCGGCGATGCCGAGGCATGCCTTCCCGACTCGTTCTACGACCATCCCGTTCTTCGCCGACAGGCCTTCACGGTCGGCCTCAGTAAACACCGGCTCCCGCGTATCCGGGTCGAACGCGCACGCGATGACTAACGACGGGATCATCGCCTGGACATCCATCGAAGTTAACGCTTCGCCGTCAGCACCGAACGTGACGGTCGTGAACGTGTCGATCATCGCAGCGCGACGCTTCGCCGACGGCGATAAGAGCAGGAGTTTCACGCCCCATTCCTCGACCTCGATGGTTTCCTCGACGGCGTCATCGGCCGCGAATATCTGCTTACGGATTGCTTCGGCGCTCACTTGGCGCCCCCTTCCGAACGGTTGACTAAATCAGGCTTCCTTCGTGCTCGTGACCGCACCCGTGATGATCGTGTCGATCGAATACGACACACGCCCAGCCGCGGGTAGCTGAACGTCGTACGACGTGACGAGCAGCGACCCCGTCCACAACGGGTTACCCGTCTCTGTCGACAGCGGCGCATACCGGAACGTCACCCCGGTAGTGCCGAGACATCCCGAGAGGAACGTCTCATACGTCGAGGCCCACGGACCCGACCCGCTGATCGTCGCCGACCGGTGGCCCGGCAAGTGGAACTTGTCGTTGTCGCCGTACGACGTGACCTCATGTGTATCGACCGCGCGTGCGAGGGCGGAGTCGTCGAGCCCGGACGACATGTTCATCGTCGTGCCCGCACGGATCAGCTTTAGCGAAGCGTTCCGGCCGGTCTTATGGGTGGGGGCCATGTCAGTCTCCTAAGGGTTGAGCCGGGCGAATGCCGTCTCGACGTTGATTGTCTTACCGCCACCGCCTGTGTACGCCGTGATCGTGCCGCGAATGTGACGTTTGATTGTTCCCGTCACCGCGGTACGTTGCTGGGCTACCACCGTCGTCGTGAACGTCGCGAGGTCAGCCCATGACACCGCCGCCGACGAGTGCTGCACAACGACAGTGACCGACGTCAACGACGCCGCGTCGGTGAGATGGAAATGGGCGACACCGCCGCCGGTGGTGCCGGCAACGACGGCAGAGTCGACGGCTGCCTGAGCGCCCGTCGTTGTCTTCGCCGACGTCCCATCCACGAGAGAGAACCCCGACGCGAGACGGCCATTCGGGGTGGCGCCACCAGAGACAGACACGCGGCCCGCGGCCGGCGCCGACACGTCGAACGCGGTAGCGATCGACTCGAACAGCAGGGCAGGGTTCCCGACCGCCGAACCGATCGGAGTTGACGTCCACGTCGGGTTCGCCGTCGACTGGAGTGCCGTCTCCAAGATTGCATGGACCTGCTCAGTGCTTCCGTCGAACAGGCCGGAGCAGGAGAAGTCCCCCATCCGTTGGCCGGGCAAGTGTCGCTTCCATTCGTCCTCGTAGACGGTTTGCTCGACCGTGTCGACCGCACGGGAAACGTTCCCGTCGTCCATGATGCGGGACAGACGGATCGTGTTGCACCACAACCGGTACGTTTTCCCGGCCTTATGTGTCGGCGCCATCGGAGCCTCCTGTGCTCGCTACAGGGCCGCGTGACACCCTGGGCGCCCTGGGGGCCGGGGCCGTGTCGACGAGGCCCTCATCGGTCATGTACGCCTCGACGTACTCGTCTGGCACAACGTCGCCCGGTTCGTAGCGGCGGTCGTCGCGGCCGACGTTCATGCCGACTTTCGCCCGATACGCCATCGGCATCCCCTGACGTCGGATGCCCGCGCGACCTCGGTGGAGGTTCCGCGGACACGAAGGTCACGACCGGAGGCGCCGAGGCCACAACGGGCACGAGCGCGGTGTATTGCCCACGACGGTACCACGCGCGCTAGCGCACAACGATCACCCGCGGACGGCGAGGGCCTTCAGGCACTCAACGGCCACGAGCGCGACCACACCGGCACCCACGACCGCTACGCCGACCAGAAGGACACGTCTGGCGGCCTGACGCAATCGCACCGCACGGGACATCACGGCCGCTCATTCCGATGTCCGCACCGCGAGCACGTATGACAGTGGGGCCGGGCCGCGAACTCGGCAAGTTTCCGGCCGCACCGCCGGTCCCGGTACACGCCATCACATCGGATCTCGGCGTCGACGACCCGGACACCAGACGACAGGACCGGCGAGATGAGGCCGGCACCGAACGCCGACACTGCGGTAGAGGTCATCCGTTCCGTTCGGCCCGCACGACAAACGTGAACACCGTCCGTTTCCGGGAGTCGACACCCGCCAGGAACGGTTGCGACTCCGGCAACGCCGACAGCCACACGCCCGTCGACCCCGACCTTGTCGACGACAGACTCCGGTTCGTCACCTTGCACAACGCGATATAGGCGTCGCGGGCCTTGTTTCGTGCCCGGGATGATGCGGCGATCATGTCGGCCGTCGGTTCCGTCGACCGCGTATTCACCCGGAACCGGAACACCTGCACGGCCGGACCCGACGACCCGTACACAAACGCCGACTGTGGCGGCTGCTCCTCGAGGAGGAACACTTCGGGGCCGGTGGACGCGGCGCCGCCGACCCGGTCCGGTTCGGCGTTCACGATGATTGTCCGGCCGATTGTCCCGACCGACTGTGCTTGGAGCCATGCGGCGATCTCCAACATGTGGGCTACACCCTCATTCGCCATGCCGCCGCCTCCTCACGTCGATACAAGCCATTCGTACAGGAGGTTCGCGTACCCGAACTTTCTGCATGTCGGACAGTAGATCCTCGGCCTCGCGGCATCCGCGGTGGCGATCCTGATCCGAGAGTTGTTCTTGCAGTGTCGGCAGCGAATGTCGACACCCACGACAACCGGCCCGGCGGTCGTCACTTCGTGAACCGGCCGGAGGAGTCGCGTTTCCGTGGGC